GATCAGGAACTGGTAGCCGCCGTCGGCATTGCCAATGGTGAATTCCAGGCTGATCGCGTCGTTGGTCTTCTGAGCTTTCCACAGCTCGTAGGCCATCTTCGACCAGCTGATGGTGATCGTCCCGGACGGGGTGAACGTGGTGGCGATGATGTTGCCCGGGTACGGGTTGCCGTTGCCGATGCATCGCTGGGTCTGGACGGCGTTGTCGAACTGCAGACTGAAGCTGTCGACGCAGGCATTGTCCTCGCCCACCTGGACGCCGTTGATCTTTAGGCCGCTGATGTCCTTGAAGCTGAAGCGGCGCTGGCTGGTCTCGGGCTGGGCATTGATGATGAACGAGGTGTTGTCGCCCTTGTCATCCCAGGCGCGAGCCGCCATGGTCGTGGTGACCGTGACCTCGTTGTCGCCAGGGAAATCGAAGTTCATGGTGGCGACTTGCACACCGCGGGCGATGGACGATACACCGATGTCGGTCGCGTAGGAGGCGATCGAGAAGGTGATGCGGTCGTCGCCCATGGTCAGGACGTTGCCAGCCCATGCCTTGCCGAAGCAGGAGGCCATGAACTCGTCCAGCGCGCCGAAGCGCCATTTGGTCTCGATGTCGCCGCCAACGTCCACGGTGGTCTGAGCGGTGCCCTGCGACATCCGGGTGAAGCCGATTTCGTTGTTCTCTTCCGAGTTGAAGGTCGGCATCAGGCCGTTGCTGATGCGCGTCAGCACGTTCCAGTCGCCGGCCGGGGTCACGCCGGGGGTTACTTCTTTGATCCAGGCCAGCTGGACCTTAGCGCCCGAACTCATCGGTGCCTCCTTAGATCGTAGTGATCCGGGGAGGCGTGGCGATCAGAGGGGCCTTTCGGCGTGTCTGGTCAGCGTGCCCGGTGGTTCAGGTTGTTCAGATGTTCAGTTCGACCTCGACGGAGGTCAGGATTTGCCGGCTGACCTCGCCAAAGGTGGTGAGATCGGTGTACTGGAGATTGACGTACTCGACGCTGAGCCCGGTCTTCTCGTTGAAGGCCTTGATAGCGCCATGAATCTGCTCGGCCAGGATACGGCGCTCTTCACGCACCTGCTCGATGGTCATGCTTTCACTCATCACCCTTCTCCTTCGATGTCAGCCAGCGCTCCCACGCGGCAAGCGCAGCCTTGGCCGCGCGGATCAAGCTGCGGTGCAGCTCCACGGTTGTCTTGGACATGCTTGCCTCTCAGTAGGCGCGATAGGGAATAGAAATGTTGACCTGGTACCAGCCGTGCCCGTCATCACCGATGGTATTGGCCGAGGCCGCGTAGCACTCGAATGGCCCGGTCGGGTCGCTGTAGAACTCGAAGTGCTGCACCAGCGTGTCGGCGGCCTTTGTGATGGCCAGGGTGCCCTTGTAGCTGGGCACGAACAGCTGAATCATGATGATGCCGGTGCGGCGCACGCACGGGCCGATTCCGGTCTCGGGAGCGCTGGACAGCCCTGGCACATCCGCCAGCCTGGCCCAGATGGTCTTGCCGGCTGGGTCGAACGGTCCTTTGGGGTTGTTCGGGTAATCGACTGCGTCAGCGGGAATACCCGCCCATTGCGTCATGCGGCCAGTGACGATGGCCCGGATTTGTTCGAAGGTCATGTCCTGTAGGCCTCGGCAACGCCATTGAACGACACCGCGTAGATGCCGGCCGGCGCCTGTTTGGAATGGCCATCCTCAAGCGGACCTGCATACGGCAAATTGTTCTGGATGAAGACCTGGGTGTATGGCTCAAGTCCGGTGACTGCTCGAACACCAGCCTGGATGGTTTCGGCGCCCGTTGGATCGACGTTCACGGTGCTGGTGTACACCGGCGCCCCGACGCTGACGATGTTGTTGCCACGGAAGCGTCCGGTATCAACCGGAGACCGCAGAACGATCTCGTTGAGCATGGCCATGGCGATAACCCTAACGCGCTGGCTCAGTTGCTCTTCAACCACACCGGTGAACATGCTGGGCGGCGTGCTCCAGCCTCTGTTCTTGGCCATGGTCACTTCCTCAGCTGGATCTCGTAGTGCGCCTTGGCAGGATCGATGCCTGGGCTGACGATGCGGTACGTCACGGGCAGGCCTGTGATCAGGTCTGTAGCCGTGATCTGGTGGCCAACTGCGGGCTTGTCGGCGACCTCGTTGGCCAGTGCTATCAGCAGCACATCACCCACCAGGATGTTCAGACCGTCGATGCGCCTGCTGTCGTAGCTGTCGAGCACGCCGCGCCCGGTATAGGTGACGGGCTGGGCCGTGGACGTTTCGCTAACTGGGTCCCACACACCCGGCCCCATGTAGGTGCCGGTGAATGTCGATACCGCGTCAGCCAGATCGTCATCGAAGGCTTCGGCCAGGTCTGCCTGGATTTCGTCGCGGAGCCCCATGGCTATCCCCTCTTCACAGCAAAGGCGAACGGATTGCTGCGCCATGGCGTCAGCAGGGCCAGTGCCAGCTGCACACAGGCAGGCTGGGCGACAGTGCTGCTCTTGTCGATCGAGCCGAAGGTCTTGCTGGTCGATACCGAGCCGGCCTTGACCGTCTTCGCCTCGAGCGAGCCCTCGGTCTGCTGCTGGTACAGCTTGCCCTGCGAGGCGCATTTGGCCAGCCTGGCGCCCGCCTCTTTCACATCGTCAGGGATGTTGTCCATGTCGATGCCGACCAGGTTGAGCGAAGTCAGGTAGGCATTCGCCTCGAAGACCGCCTCGTCCTTCAGCTCTGGAGCCGCCCAGTCAGGCCCGAATATGGCGTCTACGTCGGCCACAGTGATGTAGGTAGCCATCAGGCCTCCGCTTAAATGAGTGGGGGCAAGGCCCCGGGATTACTGCTGGCCGAGTTCGGCTACCTGCTTCTGCAGCGACTCTTTCGAGGCGTTGGAGCGGTAGGAGACGTTCGCGGCGTCGAGCTTGGCCTTCAGCGCCTCGACCTCGGGGTCAGCGTTTGCTGCCTTGAGGGATTCGATTTGCTTGAGCAGCTCGGCATTCTGCTTCAGCAGTTCTGCCTTCTCCTGCTCCAGGCCCACGACCTTTTGCACTTCGCCGTCGCGCTCACGCTGCAGGCTAAAAATGCCGGAATTCACTGCTTCCAGCACTTCGAACAGGCGCGACGCGGTTTCGCCCAGATCACCCGAAGGGCGCTCCAAGCTCTGGACCGCGAACGATTCGACGATCACGCCAATGGAGCCGAGCTCAGCGGTCAAGCGATCGACAACGTCCTGGCTCAAACTGCCGGCCTCGACGACCACCGCCAAGGCCTGCAGCTCGGGGCGAATGGTTACCTCGGGAACGTCCTTGGCAGCGCCTTTGCGACCCTCCGCCACGTTGGCGTCGACAATGACCAGCCCATGTTCCCGGGCGAGCTCCTTGACGTTCTCCTGGTACTGGTGGAACGGCCCAGCCAGATACCAGATGTTGTTTCTGCTCATGCGCATATCCTCAGCAGGCCAGGCCATAGGCCCAGCCCGCCATCAGGGTTACTTGGAAGCGTCACCGATCAGAGCAACACCGGCGGTGTGCTTGATGCTGGTGGCGGTCTTGTCCCAGTTGGTGCCGGTGGCGATCTCGGCATCGGTCGGGGATTTGCCGCCGTTGGTTTGATCCCAGGTGTAGCCCTTGAGGCCAAGACCGAAGTCGTAGTCCACCTGCAGGGTGGTCTCGATGCGCTCCTTGCCGTTGGTGGTCGACACGTTGCTGACCATGTTGCGGCCGTCGTGCACCAGTGCGGCGCCCTGAACCAGGGACAGGATGATTTCCTTGTTCGGGGTGCCGGTTTGCATCAGCGCCGGGGCATCGGTGACCACCGAGACCTTGCCCAGGATATCGACAACGCGGACGTTGCCAGCCTGGAACAGCTGCTCGGAGTTGGTCAGGGCCTGGCCGATCAGCTTGTGGTAGGTGGTGCCCTGCATCACCTGGGTTACCAGGTTCTGGCTGGCGTCACCGAACTTGGCGTGGGCGTTGTTGAGACCGACCTGAGTGATGCCGGCGGTTGCCGAGACATCGTTGACGGCAGCGGCCTGGGCAGTGATCGCAGCAACCAGAGCAGCGATGGCGGTGTTCAGCTGGTCCTTCAGCAGGATCTCAGCGAACGCGCGGGATGCCACCTCGACGCCTTGAGCGGTTGGGCGCTCCAGCCAGGTCATCTGCGACGGCTCGTAGCGAACCGGGCCGAAGCCGCCGGCCACCTTCACCGAGGTGTTTTTCAGCTCGGTCAGGTCGGTGATCGGAGCAGCGCCGTTGGCTGCGTAGCGATCGACGCGGCGCTGGGCTGCGGCCAGGGTCTGGAAGAACGACTCTTGGAGGAAGTCGCCGGTGAAGCCGTCCGGGGACAGCACGATGGCGCCGCGGCTGGCGGCGTTGAACGCAACGAGCATCTGATCCAGCGTCTCGATGGTCGCCGGCATGATGTACTCGTTGAAAACCTGCATTTGCGACAGGGACATAGGTGTTTTTCCTTACGATTGAGGGAGGTCTGGGAACCGGCTGGCGATTGCCGCCGTGCGTTCCGCCTTGTTACCGCCGAAATTGCCTTTTGCGGCCCCGCCGCCCTTTCCAGCACCTCCGGCCCCGCCGCCAGATGCCTTGCTGCCAGCGATCAACGGGCCAAAGGCCGGATCGTTGGTGAACTCTGCTTTCAGCTCGTCCAGCGTTGCCGCCGAGAGCTTGCCGGCGGCGTCGAGCACCACCACAGTGGGTTTACCGTCGCGCTGCTCGACGCTCAGCCGGCGTTCGATGTGGGGAAGCAATGCCTTGGCGCTGCCTGGCACGGCCAGGGCAGTCGCGATCTCGGTGGCGGTGCGGCCCACGGTCAGATCCCGGATCTGGCCTTGCAGGGTGGCGCGCTCGCTTTCGAGGGTGCCGGTCAGCTCAGCTTCGCGGCGGTTGTACTTCTCGGACCAAGACTTCTCGAGTTCTTCGACGTTGCCCGACTTGCGCAGAGCCTCTTCGCGCTCCAGGCGCGCCTGCTCTTCGGCGTCCTTGCGTGCCTTGTCGGCCGCCTTCTTCTCGTCGAGCAGTTCCTGCACTTTCGACTTCAGGCCGGATACGTCCTCCTGCTGCGGCAGACCCTCGATGCCCAGGACGAACTTGCCGTCCTTCTCGACGTACAGGGCTGCTACCGATTCTTCGACGCCTTCGAGGTTGTCCAGTTGGAATTTCAAGGTCATTGCTGTCTCCCAGAGACGTTGAGCAGGCCCTGCCTGCGGATACAAAAAAGCCCCAGCTCAGCCAGGGCTTGGAAATTGCGCGCCACGAAATGGCGGTGCCGTGTTCTGTGGCGCCGGCTACTTCAGCTTTTCAAGCTGGAGCGCGCACAGCTCTTTCAGGTGCGCCTCAAGGATCAGGCGACCAAGACCGTCAGTACCATTGAGCGATGAAGCAGCATTGGCAATCGCTGACTCCAACGGATCAAAGGTGAATGCCGGCAGCGGGGGAAGGCGTGGCGCTTCTGGTTTCTCGTCCATGCTGGTCCTCTCAGGCCAAAGCAGTGATAGCGGGATGAAGAACATTGGTGGCGTCACATTCCGGCCCTCTCAAAAGCCATCGGCTCACGCTCGCGCAACTGCTTGAGGGTCAGGGTCCGGCCGTCGTCGTCGACAAACCGGTCGATGGTGAGCTCGCCCTTGCTGAACAGCTTGTAGCGAGCCGGGCCGAGCACATCCTCTTGGAACGCTGCCGGCTGCCGTGCGAGCCATTCGCCGTAGGTGGTCTTGCTGCTGACCTGTTCGGCGCCGTCAGGGCCTACCGCTGGGCGAGTCGAGCCGGGTATTTCCCGGGCAAATTCGTCCTTGAGCACAGGTATCTCGGTGGTCCGGCAGTTCCAGTGGAACGGCGGCGACGGCGCGGTCATTGGCACCACCGTGCCATCCAGGGCCCGGCAGAGCGGCGTGGTCCTGCCGTCCAGGGTGGCGAGCCGGCGCTTTCCCTTCAGGATGTCGTCGTTGTCGGCCATGACCTGCGACCTCGCCGAACTGGCGATGTGGTTGGTCATGGTCCGCACCAGTGCCCCGGCCTGGTCGCGCTGCTGCACGCCAAGAGATGTGAGCCGGCGGCTGATCTGGTCAGTCGTCTCGCCCAGCGCCGACCCCATGCGAATCTCGCTGATGATCTCGGCGCTTTTCTTGGTGCCGTACTGGTCGAGCGCGCCGGCGATGCTGATGCGCTGCCGGCCCTTGCCGACCTCCAGGTCGAGCGGATCGACCAGCGCTGCGGCGGCCACCTGCTCGATGCTGGGCTTGTTCAGCTGCACCACCGTCTTCACGACCTTGCCCAGCAGGGTCATGTTGAACTCGGCCTCATACCCGGCGAATTCCGCCAGGTCGAGCACAGCCTGCTGCTTCATCTCGCCGTATACGCCCGCCAGCTCGCCCTGCAGTTCCTGAATCTGCTTCTCGTACCGTTGGGTGCCGTAACGGCTCAATCCCTCTGATACGCGCGATTTGGCGGTTCTGATGGCCTTTGTGATGAACTTGGCCAGGCGCTTGAGACTACCACCGGCGTAGCGCTGCACGTGCACCTGGTGGCGAGTAGCTGCGTCGGACAGGTAGCCGTCACTGCTCATCCTCGCCGCCTCCGGTGTCGTTGCCGGTCACCGGCGGCTGCTCGGCCAGTTCATCGTCGATGAGCTCGTCGGTGCGGTCAGCCTCAAGCACGCCGCCCTGGCGCAGATTGGTGCGCAGGTCGGACTTCGCGATGATGCCCTGCTGCCACAGTTGGACCTGGGCCAAAATGTCCTGGGCGGTCATCGTCTCGTCGAAGAACGACTGGTTGAGCCAGAAGACCGTACCGGCCTCATCGGGCTCACCCATCATGAAACGCTCGGCATCGAGGATGGCCCGCTTCAGGGCCTCAGACACGTTGCCGGCGATAGTGCCCAGTACGCTGTTGTCCGAGCTGTAGCGGATGCGCACGGCCTCGGCCGTCTCGGCGCCGCCCGCCTTCTGGACGATGCGCGCACCGATCATGAGCATCTGCTCTTCCTTGTCCTTCAGCAGCGTGCGGGCCAGCTGGCTCTCGGTCGCCTGGACAAGCTTTGCGTCACCGGACTTGCCCAGGTTGAAGCCGCGGGTAGAGCCGATGTGGATGCCATTGGGATTCAGCTTGGCGAAGTCATCCGCGCTGATGTCGGTGGTGATGAACAGCGTTGGCTGGCTGCTGATAAACCCGCTCTCCTCCACCGTGGCGCTGTTGCCGTAGTGCAGGATGTTCACGTCGGCCAGGTCTTCCAGAGGCGACTTGTCGACGCTGGCGTCGTTGTTCTGGGCGCCGTAAAAGCTGAACAGGATGTGATCAAAGGGGCGGCCATTCTTGTCGAGCGGCGCGACCTCGCTGTAGCTGTTGCCGTCTTCGGCGTAGACGCGTTGCACATAGCGGCCATCTACCAGCAGCAGAACGCGATATTGGGTGCTATTTGTGCGCTCCAGGCTGTCCGGGCTGAACACCGACACGCACTCCAGCAGGCAGACATAGACCAGGCGCTTCACGCCATCGACCACCTGCTCGTCCCAGTCGATGATCGACTCGGCGCCGTAGTGGTGGATCAGCGCGCTGCGGCCCTGCATGTCAGCCATCGAGGACACACCCTCAACTGCCGGGAAATCCACGAGGAACCCGCCGCGACCGGCGTCCAGGCATTCGCCCACGGCGTCCTTGGACAGCTGCTCCAGGCTCGTACCGTCGCCGCTGGCGTTCTCCTTGAGGTACTCGACCCCGGCGGGCAACTCCAGCTCCGCAGTCTTGCGGAACACAGCGCCCAGCAGGCCAGTGCGCGTGCGCCCGGTGATGTTCAAGAACATCGCCCGCTTCTTGTACTGCTTGTACCGCGCCTGGTTCTCGGGAGACTTGTTCTCCGGGTCTGGCATCGGCAGGTAGATATCGTGCTTGCGCACCTCGCGAGCGCCCGCCACGCAGCGCTTGACCAGCTGCCAGCCGGGCAAGGCCTCCGAGTACTCTGCCCGGGGGAGGAAGTTAGGCATGGATGGCCTCAGAAAGTGAACGAGATCGGCACGTGAGTGACCGGCCTGCTGATCGGGTAGTCGTGATGGATGAAGTAGCCGCCTGCGTCGTTCGCGTGGTCGACGCCGGATTTCTTGTCAGGCTCACCATTGGGGGCCCACACCTGCTGCTCCAGGCCGTCCGCATAGGTCGGGCAGCGCAGCGGGTTGACCAGGTAGCGGCGTTCGCCATTCGCGTTGCAGAACATCGCGTTCATGGCGTTGATGCGGTCTTTCACCGGCGGGTTGGCGTCGGGCGCGATCACGGCAAAGCCGGCCTGGCGCAGGATGGCGATGTCCGTCTCGCTGGCGTTTACCGACTTGCGCGACCCGCCAGAGGCGTCGGGATAGATCCTGATCTCGCAGGTCTTCTCGTAGTCGCGGCCGTTGTGCCGCCAGTAGCGCTCCTTGATGCGCCGGATCATGTCCGGGGTATCGAAGCCGTCGATCAGCTCATCCACCGCTCTGGGCTTGCCGTCAGCGCGCTTGACGTGCGTGATGGCGGCCATCTTGCCGACGTTGAAGTCCATGCCGATGAACAGCGGCTCACCCGCCTCGACTGTGTCGAAGCAGGAATTCAGCTTCCGGTCGTAGGCGTGGTAGATCGAGCCGGCATTGAGGTTGACGAACTGGCCGTTCAGGTAGGCCAGGATTAGCTGGGGCGGGTACGACTCCATCAGCGATGGGATGTAGTCCGGCGGCAGGTTCAGTTCATTGTCGAACGTGCTTGCCTGAACTAGGCCATACATACCCTGCAATGCAGGCTTCTCGCGCAGCTGCTTCACGAACTGCTGGTAGACGAACTTGAACCCCTCGGGGGTTGTGGTCACGTCCACGCCGTTCTTCAACCCGGGCACGTTGTAGCGCATACGGGCAATGATCTTGCGCCAGGCGTGCTCAGCCTTCAGCGCTGGCAGAACATCGAGCTCATCGACCAAGGCATGCCCGATCTTGAAGCCCACGATGGTCTGCGGCTTCTCCATCGAGCGGCAGATGGTCGTGCTGCGGTACTGACCGCCGCTGTAGAACTCGACTTCCTTGTCGCTCTCCTTCGTCTTGACCTTCAGGCCCCAGTCGAAAGCCACTTCCTCGATCGTCGGGAAGAAGATGTCGCGGATCTGCGGATAGGTCGGCGCGAAGTAGCCGGAATCGATCCGGGGCCACTCCCACACGTGCTTGCACAGCGCCGCGCAGCCTACCCAGGTCTTGCCTGAGCCGAACCCGGCCACGAAGCCGCGGAACTTGTTCTCCATCCGGAGGAAGTTGGCCTGCGGCACGTTAAGAGACGGCATCAGGCTTCCTCGCGTCCACCACGTCGACCTGCACCCTGGTGGGCGGCACATTGTCGTGAGGGTTTTCGTTCTTGGTCTGGCGATTCACATACACGTCGCCGACTTCCTTGGCCGCTTGCTCAAGGATTTGAAGGGCCAGTCCGTAGTTGCGCATGCCTTCGACCTTTTCGGCCATCCTGGCGAGCGCGCGGAGCCGATAGGCTCGGTTGGCAATGGGGATATCGGCTGTCTCCTCGCGGAAACGCTTGCGGGTGTCCTCGAACAGGACTACCCAGCGCTTGGCCAGGTTCTTGCCCTGCCGCTTGGTTGGGTCGTGGCTCTCCGCCGTCTGGCGACTGATCTCAATGCCGAATTCTTTGTTGACGGCCTCGGCCACCTGCGATGGCGTATCGAAGCAGGCCAGCGCCTGAACGATGAAGGCCTTCACCTCGTTGCTCAGGGCTGCCATAGATTGGGTTCCGTCAATTGCCTGTCAAATATCAAGCCGACTTAAGCAGGCAGGTACCGCAGGCCCTCGCAATGTTGATTTTCGCCACCTCAGGCGGCCGGCTTGCAGCGTCAATCAGCTGCTGTACGTCGTGGCTTGGGCCATACCGGCGAACCACACCGACGAACTCCTCGACGTCATGTCCACGCATCTCAAGCTTGGGCATGCCGTCATCACCGAATGCCGGGGCTCCGTACTTATCGAGCTTGTGACCGATGTGATACAGCTCGTGCTCGACCAGGGCGCAGAACTCTGCCTCGGTACACTGGGCGCAGTAGTCGCCGGCCAGGGTGATGAGGAACTGGGGCTCTTCGCCGAACCAGTCACGCATTTGCTGCTCTTGGCGCGCCTTCTGCCATCCTCCAGCACGGATCATCAGCTGTTCGGCTTGACCCAGCACTGAGCGCCCCTTCTTGTTGAAGGAAGACGATGCCCACAGCACGCCGACACTCGCATCGATGAGGTGCGCATGCTCGGGGTTATGGATGCTGCCGGTGTCCGCCAGAATCTCACTCTGTATCCACTCCCAGACTTCAGGTGCCGGGCCCAAGATCAGGAATGGCGAATCAAGCAGATCAGCTGGAGGTAGTGGCCTGGCCATGCTGATCAATCCTCAGGGTTCTGATTGTCCCGCCAGTGCTTGTATCGCGCCTTGCCGCCATCTCGACGGCCTTCTCGGCAGATGCGCCCATGTCCATCGCAGCGAATGCGTATGGCGTACCGCTGCCGATGGCATACGGTCGATCACGCAAGAGTGGTGACTTCCACAACCCAGTGGCGTCATCGACAGCAACCATCATCAGGCTTTCACCGTCGAGCACGAGCGCTGTTGCGTCGATGTTGCCATCCGGCTTGGCGCCGAAGTACGCATCAACCAGGCGCTGGAAGTCGGGGACAGCACCGGAGCAGAAGAACTTTACGCCGGCCTGCTCGATGCACTTGCCGTAATCGTCGTAGGTGATCACGTCACCACGGGTGATCTGCGAGTCATAGGCAATCACGCCATCCTTGTAGGCGATGGTCGTCATTCAGGATGAACCTCGATCTTGATGCCGCGCCCTACCCAGTAGCTGATACGCTCCGGGCATGGTTCGCGACCGGTAATCTGTGCAACGGCGAGGACGCCGGCCAGGTAGCATTTGAGCCACCAGCGATGGCGGAAAACGATGCGTGCGGATACCGATGCCATATCACTGCCCTGGCGCCTCTGAACGGCGCATAACGACCTTTGAGATTGGCTAGACGCCCTTACGACTCACCCCATAGCCATCGACCATGGGGGTGCTGAGGCGCTGACCAGAGATAACCTCGCCCAGGCTCAGCCCATGGCGCGAACGGCTGGACTCGATTCCATCGGCCTGATCCTTGGCGACCAGAGCATCAGCCACCAGATCTGCCTGTTGGCCGTTATCGAACTCCCCCACCGCTACGGATGAGGCACCTTGGGCGCCGCCCTCGCTTGCGCCGTCAAGGGCATAGCGGGTAACGATGTAGCGGGTAACCGGGCGAACTTGGTATTCGGTCTTCATGGGGATTCTCCGGCCTGCGCACAGGCTGAGTTGATGGCGCGCCACGAAACGGCGCATGCCGAATTTGTGGCGCGGCTTATGTGAAGACGTGGCCGCGACGGGCCCAGGCATAGGCCACCACCCCAGCGTGAAGCATCACGCCGAATGGGTTGACCCAGTGTCCTTGCAGGGCGGTGACGAATGCTCCGAACCCACCGATCGCCACCAGGTAGAAGGCGATGCTCAGCATGGGCTGATCGGCTGGGCGGACCTTGCGCAGGTAGTCGCATGCGGCGACCACCACCAGGACGCACAGGAAGACGTCCAAGGCGGTAAGCGCTGAAACCAGGATGTTGTTCATATCAGGCACCTCGCGCCGTGACGAACGACCCCATGGCAGCTTTGATCGCGGGGATGATGTTCATGGCGGTTAGGCCCAGCACGAAAGCTACCCCGCACAGCAGGTCATCGGTGACCGCGAGTTCAAGCTTCGGGGCGAGCCAGGCGGTAACGGGCTGGGTTAGGTAGACCGAGAAGCCGAAGCCGGTGGCGACCGCGGTCGCGGCCTGGAACCGGGTCAGATCCTTCAGGAAGCCCAGTGAGAGGATCGAGCCGATGAATGCAGCCATCACCACCCCGTACTTGCCCAGCACTACGCTCGCGGCGGCGCTTGTTGGTTCGGCCATAGGGGTGTCCTTGGAATAAAAGGCCCGGTTGAGGCCCTATAGGGGGCCAGGGCAAACGTGCGGAGCAGCACATAACGAATTGGTGCCGACACAAGGACTCGAACCTTGGGCCCTCCGCTTACAAGGCGGACGCTCTACCAACTGAGCTATGACGGCGAATGGCTGGCAAGGCAGGATTCGAACCCGCGACCACTCGGTTAACAGCCGAGCGCACTACCTCTGTGCTACTTGCCAATGATTGGAGCAGATACGGGGAATCGAACCCCGATCGTCAGCGTGTGACGGAGCGCCCTGCGCTACCCGCATACATTGGGAGATGACCCCAAAGCTTGCCTGTGATGATATTCCTGACGTGCCCGTTGCTTTTGATGCCGAACTTGGCCTTCAGGTGTCGGTAGCTTGTTCCCGACGCGCGCAGTCGCCTGATTTCAAGAACCTGTTCATCAGATAGCTTTGCATTGGCGTTTTTCTCGCCGGCTTCGTCTTTGATGGCGAATGGGTCAGGCCCCCTGCCCTTTTGAATCATGTCGTCGTAGTTCTGCTTCGCGGTACCAGCAAACAGATGCTCTGGGTTTACGCACAACGTCACGTCGCAATGGTGGCAGATGAACATGCCTTCGGGTATCTCGCCTACATGGATCTCATATGAGTGCCTATGTGCAGAAACGGTCTTCCCGTCCACCTTCAGGCATCCATACCTACCCATTGACGCTCTACCGCCTTTCCACAGCCAGCATCCATCCTCCGAAACCTCATAGAGATCGGTGAAGTTTTTCATGCGTGGCCTCTTCGAGATTCTGTTAGCCGTTTACGACGGCAAGTCGGCCGAAGACCATTCCAGCGCTGGCACCCTGATGCACCAGTCTCGCCGATCAAGTCTCGCGCCACCCATCAGCACAGTGAGGGAATGGATGCGCGGGCTGCCGGTGTTTTTCCGTATCACCACACTACCGGCTAGCAGTGTCCAGGCTGTCCCGTGAGGGCCTGCCCTGGCTGCAGTTGCGTTTCTTGCTGAAACAAAAATCCCGGCTCGTGGCCGGGACTCTTGAGGCCCTCTTAGGGCCAATAAAAAACCCGGCTCAATGGCCGGGCTTTTGTGGTCACTCCTCAACTAGCGCAGGAATGACAGGATGGGTGAATATTCGGCGAAGCGGCATATCATGTCAAGCGATCTATGCGGCGTCCTGGTCATCGAACAAAACCCCCTCGTTGCTCAGGATCTCGCCAGCCTCCACCAGCGCTTGATCCACCAACTTGTCCAGTCCCTTGAAGATTTTGCGGCGCCAGTCTCGGCGGGTGCGCTCTGGGTTCCCATCGAGATCCCAGGTGTTCATGTCGTAGTTGTGCGCGGGCAGGATGATGACGCCTTCGCACGGCGCTTCCTGGCGCTGCTTCAGCTTTGCGTTGATGGCCTGCTGGGCTTTAGCAACAGCGGCCTTTCGCCAGGCGGGGGCATCGTCGTCAACATCGAGTTTCACCCTTTCAGCAGCCGGGCGCTCAGCGCCACCGAGCTGCGGATAGGCCCACGCGGTCACCGCTTTGGTCAGAAACAGCCTGGGCGCCGGCGAGGTCACGTGAGCAACAATTCGACCTATGGCCCCTACCTTGGAAGCCATGTGCGTCGAGTAGCGCGCATTCAGGGCCAGCCAATGCTTTTGATCCAAGCAGGAATGCAGCCGCCCGAACACCCAGCAGTCAGTCAGGAATGCCGCATCCTTGCCAACGATCTCGCCCTTCAGCTTGCTGGCCTGCACCTTTGGGGTGTAGTCACAGCCGCCTGCGCTGTTGATCGTCTCCGACGCCAGCGCGCGAATCACTGCGGAAATTACGTCTCGATAGATCATTGCGAACCCCCTGCCCGCTTGGCCTTTCTCAAAATGAATTCTTCGTCGTACCGCTTGCGGCGCACCGACCCCGCCCAGGACAACGCCACACAACCCACCAACATGAGGGTGGCCAAAATCAGGAATCCCCATGCAGGCGTCATGCTGCTGCCCTCCTCAGGTCTTTGAGCTTCTGCCTGTACAGGGCCTTGATGGCCTGCAGGTCTTCGATGGTCAGGCGCTGGGGCTTATGAGGCCCTTCGAGCCAATCCACCTGGTCGGCGCCGATGCGCTTCACCAGACGGATCCGGTACTCGACCGCGTTGCCCGACAGGTTGCGGTTGCACTTCACGCACTGGCGATGGACGTTCAGTGGCTCGAAGCGCAGCTCCGGGCAGGCGCCGACCGACCGGTAATGGCCGGCGTCCCAGCGGCTGCCGGTGATGAGGTCGTGGTCGCTCGGCAGCGAGTCGCAGCTGATGCATGGCAGGCCGGCGTCACGCTCACGGATGTAGGCGTTGAACGCGGTCTGGGCCTCAGCCATGTACTCGCGTCGGGTCTTCAGCTTCTCCCGGCGCTCCTGCAGGTCCTGGCGGGCCTGCTTCGTGATGGCCTTGGCCGCGATCTTCTGCAGCTTCGGGTCTTTGGCCATGGCCTTGGCGCAGGCGATGCTGCACACCTTCTGCGTGGTCATGGTCGGCTTGAAGGGCTTACCGCAGCCGGGCGCCTTGCACTTCTTCGGCTTGATCTCCTTGGCCAATGTCATGCCGCCTCCTCGCTCAGCAGGTCGCTGAACACCACGCCCAGCGGCGCGAACTCGGCCACGATGCGGTCTGTGTACTGGCAGCCCTGGGCCCGGTCGAACAGTCGGGTTACCGGGAAGCCATCGGGCCCGAACATGGCGCACGGCCCCATCAGGCGAAGCTTCACCTCATACGGCAGGTGAATGAACGACTCGGCCCAGCCGGTGCGGAACTCATCACAGCCGGCGCGCATGATCGGCACGCCGAAGTGCAGCTTGCAGTACCGGCGGACATCCTCGATGTCACCCATCTCGGTGCTTTTGGCGATGCGGTCGTACATGGCGAACCACAGGGCGTTCTGGTCCAGGGTGCGGTCCTTGCCCGGGCGCATGGTGACCACGACGAACTTCTTGTCGCGGAACAGACGGGTGAGCATGGTCACGGCCTCGGAAAGCTTGGCCTGGCTGTTGACGCTGATCTTCTCGGTCATGGCCGTACCCCTGTCTTCTTGCTTACCTTCCCTTCAGCCTCAAGCTGCCGCATGGTCTTGCGCAGGATGTTCAGGTCGTAGGCCCGCATCATGGCCTTGATCCACTTGTTCACGATCGTGACGCAGGCGTAGGACAGGGCGAAAAGCACCAGGGCGACCAAAGCTGTTCCGGCGCACGCCATGACCGCATAACCGAGCCACATGGCGAGATCATTCATGACGCCACCGCCTTCGGCTGAAGCCGTTCCAACCGCTCGCGCAGTTCGTTGATCTCGTCCTGCGCGGCGTCCATCACCTTCTGCGCCTCGTGCACGTCGATCCAGTTGCCGCTGATGTCCTCGAACTTCTGGATTCGAGCGCCAGAGGGCGCAAGCAGGAAGCTGAAGCGCGGGATGGCGTTCAGCCGATCCCAGAACTCAAAGCCTTCGCGCGTCTTGATGTTCCTCATCACACCCCCTCCCCGGCCGGCTGCCCGGCGCGCTTGATGTTCAACTTGGCCAGCAGGTGGGCACGGCACGCGGCTGCACCACTGGGAATTTGCTGGACTTCGAGCAACCGGGCCTGGCGTTGGGTTGCGTATTCGTCTGCCAGCTCGATCAGGC